CGTGGCCTCTAGCGCGGTGCCCAGGTATGGGTTATAGACGGGCGGGCCTGAACTGCCAATGGAGGCGTCCCCAAATAAGTTGCTGGTGCCAAAAGAACCCGGCACGCCAGTGCGGAAAAAATGCTGTGTGTGATGCCGCCCTTGCTGGACGGCATCTGCCACCTCGGCAACGGACCTAAACGGCATCAGGGTCCTCCAGCGGGGCCCACTCCACCTCGTCGGGCGACCATTCCACGCCCCCGTCGGGATGCTCTGAGCACTGCGACAACTCGGTTTCTGTCAGCGTCAGCAGTTCCCGGCAGTGAGCGCAGCGGTACACCACATTAATCAACCGTGGCGGTCATGGCACCAGCAGCAAACTGCGGCTGGATGCCGTTGGAGATAGACAGGCTGCTGTTCAGCGCGCCCTTCAGCAGCAGGTTGCCGGCGCCGGTGCTGTCTGTGCCGACGCCAAAGTGCGTTGCGACTGCGCTGCCGCCCGTGGCCTGGGGGAACTGCACCAGGGCGGTGTTGCTGATGGTGGACACGCTCCGCGTCCAGCCGCCTGCGGTGCGTGCCACCGCCACACGGGCGTAGCCGGTGTAGGCCACCTCGCTGGTGGCCTGGGTGCCGCTTTCGCCTGGGTCAGCCGTGTGCAGGCTGATGAAGAACGAGCCTGCAGCGGCGCTGTTTTGCAGGCCGGCAGCGTCCCCGATGTTGGCCCAGTCGGTGTTCAAAAACAGGAGGTCGAGGAGTGCCGCCTCGGCGGCGTTGGTCATGGACATGGTTCAGGTCCTTTCTCTTATCCGAGAAACTTTGTGCGCAGCTGTTCGATGGCGCTCGTGAGCTGGTCGCGCTGCGCAATTAGCCCGGCAACCTCCGTCGTCTTTTCTTTTACCGAGGCTTGCAACCCGTCCAATCGGACCTGCTCTTGCTGCGCTTCAGCGCGAATCTTTCCGGCCAAGGCTTGCGCGTCCCCCACAACCTTTGAGGCGGCGGCCGCAGCGGCCTCCGCTTGCTTGGCGGCCTCCGCCTGGGCCTGCACCTTGGCCTCCGCCAGCAGCGTTTCGGCCTGTTGTTGCGCCGTGGCACGGGCCTTCTTGGCCGCGGCTCGCTCCTCGGTCACCTGCTTCTTTGCCTCAGCCAATTCGGCAAGCGCCTGGTCGCGCTCCGAGGCGGCTTTGACACGGGCGGCGTCCGCCTCTTTAGCGGCTTGCTCGAACGAGCCCACCCGGTCCAGCGCCTCAGCTGTCTTGACAAACATCTCGTACTGCTTGGCCGCGCGCCGAATGGCGTCAGCCGCTTCGATGTAGCTGTTGCTCATGGTCAGAAGACCTTTCTCATGCAAAGGGTAACAACAAGGTTGGTCGTGCCGTCACCCGCCGTGACGTTCGGCCGGACGTATCGAGGCAGCTCCAACGCTTGCTCAAGCCGCGACGAGGTGAACGTCAGCACGTTGCCTTGCGGATCGCTCAGGGACGACCAGTTTGTGCCGTCGTTGCTGCCCTGCATCGTCACGCTGCCACCCGTGCCGAACGTGCCCGTGACCTGGAAACACCGATCGGCAAAGTCGACCCAGTCGACGTACCCACCGTCGTCGCCGTTAAGCAGCCCCGTCCACGTGGCCAGGCGCGTGCGCCCGGAGGGTGTGATGTCGGTCATGCTTGGTTGTCTGGTTGCCATATCGTTTCCTCAGATTCCTTGCCCGTCGGGGCTGTCCTTCTCTTTGAACATCATCTCGCTGGCCGCGAGTTCCTTCTTGGTGCGGTCGTTCAGCGCCGTCTGAGCCAGTTGGGCCTTGACCTGCTGAATGCTCATCTGTTGCATCTGGGCCATCTGCATCACCTGGAGGTCATGCTTGAGCTGCAGCTCCATCATCCGCAGGCGCCTGTTCTCGACCTCGCTCTCGCTGCGGGCCTCGGTCTCCGCGGCCCGGCCGGCTGCCACCGCCTGGGCCTCCATCATCCTGGCCTCGGCCGTGATCTTGGCCGCTTCGATGCGCGGATCCGGCGGCGGGGGCGGCTGCTGCGCCTGGCGTGCCTCGATCTGCTCGGGCGTCAACAGGACGTCGCGCGGATCCAGGTGCTGGGCCTTAAGCGCCTTCTCGAACAGCTTGCGCGTGTCGATCATCGGCGCGTACACCGGGTTCGCACCCATCGCCAGCAGGTTGGTGAACGCCTGGTTCTGGATGTCGCGCACGATCAGCGCGGACGAGCCCCGGGCGTCGATGGCAAAGTCGCCCTTGATCTCGTCGCGCTCGCCGTACGCCATGTTGTAGTCGTAGTAGCGGCGGATGTGCGGCCGGGTCACGTAGTCGTCGAACTGCTTGACCAGTCGGCGCAGCACCACGTTGGCGCTGTTCATCAGCATTTGCATGCCACCCACCGTCTCCGGTGCCGAGCCCTGCTGCCCCTGGGTCATCATGGGCGTGGCGGTCTCCTGGTCGGCCAGCTTCTCAGCCAGGTCGATCACCGCGGCCAGCTCGCCCTGGTGGTTGTTGAACTCCACCGCCGCGAACACCTTGTTGACGTCGATCGAGTCGTCCGTCAGATACCAGAACTTCCGTGGTGTCAGGGTCCACTGCCCGTCGGCCGGGGTCACCGCACCGCGCTTGATGACGATCTGCGGGCCGCTCGTGACCCCCATGTTGTCCATCATCATCCGCCACGCGGCGTTGGTCACCGACTGCTGCGCCCGCATGAGGTACGGGATCCCGTAGCCACGGGGCGTGCCGGTCACCTTCTCCCACGGGTAGAAGTCGTACGGGATCGGGTCGTCTTCCAGCGGGTTGAGGTAGGCGCGAACAACGACATCGTTGATCATCTCGACACAGCCGCTGACGCTTGCGAGTTCGTCGCCCTCGTCATCCATGTCGACCTTGGCGGACTTCAGCTCTTCGCGGTTCAGCTCACCCCAGTAGATCCAGTGCTGGAAGGTCTTGCCGTCGTCACCGACCTCCTTCTCGCGCTCCGCGCGCTGCACCTCGTACAGCGCCGCGCTGCGCTTGGGTCCTTCCTGGATCACCTTGCGCAGCTGGTCCTTGAGATAGCCAGGCTGCTTGGCCAGCTCGCGGACCTGGCGCTCGGTCAGGTCCTCCATCTCGAAGATGCCCCGGCCGTTCTTCACGTTGTCCCCGCACGCTGGGTCTTCCCACACTCGGCGGGGGTCCACACGGAACGAGGCCGGCTTCAGCTCATCAACAACCTGAAGGATCTGGACCTTCTCTGGCTGCCCGGTCTCTGGGTTGACCGTGGTCTTCTCGCGCCAGGCCTTGCGCGTGCGGGCCGTGACCATCGGCCCCTTGATCACGCCCACGCCCATCACCGCGGCGTCGTGCAACACCTTGCGCACCTCGCCGTTGTAGTCGCACTCGACCAGCTGGTCGTTGATCTCGTTCTCCATTGCCTCGGCCGCCTTGCCAGCGGTCTGCTGCACGGCCAGCGCAATTTGCTTCTTCTTGGCGGGACGCCCAAATTGTGGGTCGTCAGTGACGTTGCCCTCCTCGTCGAACAGCACGGGCTGCCCGGTGGCCGGGTCGATCAGCGTCTCGTTGCTCTGCAGCGCCGTGGCGCAGTCAGGGTCCGGAGTGGGCTGGATGCCCCAGTTGCGGTCGTCGGTCGGCAGCAGGATGTCCGACAGCCTGGCCTCAGCAGAGTTCGCCTTCTGTCTGGTGATGCCCACGAACACCGTCGAACGCGTGGGCAGCGCCTCGCGGGTGGTGACCGGGTAGCCTTGGTAGACCGACTCCATCATGGACGCCGCCATGCGCGTGGCCGGGTCCTTGCCGTGGTACTGGTCCAGGTCCTGAGTGACGCGCTTGTCCCAGCCCTGCGCTGCACGGGCGGTGATCCACTTGTCACGCGTGACTGCAAGAGACGAGCCGAACGCCTGCAGTCGCTCCTCGCGGGCGACTTCCTGCGCTACGTCGTCTTGTTCAGAAGTTGGTTCTTGCATGTCACGTTTCATTGTTGGTGCCGGCTGTCCCCTCGCAGGCCGGCGCTGCGCCACCATTCATCCGAGAACTGGACGTCACCCCACCAGAGTGATCAGTAGGCCACGGCCGGGTCAAAGACCTCGAACCGCGGCACGTTGGCCGCAAACAGCCGGTTCTGGTTCTTGACCGGTTCCAGCTCGTGCAGGCTTTTGGCCTTGCGCAGCATCATCAAGGCATAGCGGGTGGCCGACAGGATGTCGTCGTCCTCCTTGACGATGATCCCTTCCTTGCGGTGGTACAGACGAAACTCGCTGAACCAGTCCTCCAGGTGCGAGAACACCCGCAGCCGTCGTGTCTGCATCCGCTCCATCATCATCGAGACCCCAGCCTCGACGCTGTTGCCCCCGGGCTTGCCGTCCGGCCGGGGCTCAAACTGCGCCCGCTCGCTCAGCATGCTCATGCCGAACTTCTTGTACTGCTCCATCAGGATCTCGCCCGAGCCCTTGTCATGCTGCAGGCCGTCGTGCGGCCACGCCCACGGGATGTTCTGGTAGCCTTTGCCGATGACCATCCCGGCCTGGGTCATGACCGGGGTTTCCTTCAGCTTCCAGGCGTCGTAGACGTAGACCGTGTCCGTGTCCCTGTCGTGCGCCATGCACGCGAACGCGGACGGGTGGCCCCACCCGAAGTCCACCCCGTTGATGCGCGCCCAGTGCGGCGGGATCTCAAACGGCTGCACAGTGATCACCGACTCGGCCACCGGGAACACCAGGCCGGAGCCCATGATCGGGATGCCACGTGCCCGGGCCTCGCGCTCGTGCTCCGGGTAGGTGGCAATGATCCGGGCCTTCTCCTCTTCGGTGTAGTGCTCGGCGTCTTCGATCGTCATGCGAGTGACGGTCGTGCCTTCGGGCTTCTCGAGCAGGAAGCGCTTGACCACCTGCGACATACCCATCAGGGGCGTGAACGTCACGAAGACGATTCCACCCGTTGCGTTGGTACGAGTGAGAGCTTCGCTGTAGATGTCAAGGGGCGGCTCCTCGTCCATCCACACCAGGTCGACTGTGTCTGCTTGCCACTTCGTGCGGCCCTGGTCGTAGCTGTTGAACTGGATGACCGACTCGCCGCCGTACTCGTTCTTGACCGTGATGCTGGCCACGGCGTCGGGCACCCCCTGCTTCATGCTGTGGGTGCCGATGCAATCCTTTGGGATCGCACCGGTGCCCCACTCTTCACGCTTTTGCGGCGGGCCCACCAGCAGACGCTGCACGCCCTTGCGCGTCAGTTCGCCTGATTCGGAGCCGACCAGCACGCTGACCGGGCGGTGGAACCTGCGGCCCGTCCACCAGTCGGGGTAGCGGCCTGTGGCGTGCATGGCAATCTCGTAGGCACCGGCCCACGTCTTGCCCAGCTGGTTGCCGGCCATGAACAACCGCTCGCGGAAGCCCTTGCCGACCTCGTGGAACTCCTTCTGCTTGGCGTACGGCTTGTAGGCCGCCAGCATGTTCTCGCGGTGCCGGCGGTCGCGGATCGTGAGCAGCTCGAGCAGTTCGAGCTTCTCCTCCGGGCTGAGCGCCTGCAGCTCCTGCGGTGTCACTCGACGTTCCTCGTCAAGCCGTGCAGGATCCAGATCACGGCCGCGCCGACCACGGCCAACGGCACCGTGACCACGAACAGGGCCGTGATGAGGATCGCTTCGGTCATGGCTTGGCCCCCGTGGTGCGGGACATCAGCGCCTGCAGCCGGCGGTCGATCTGGTCGTCCGTCAGCTCCGGGCCCTTGTTGACCACCTCGACGCTCTTCAGCTTGGGGCGCGTGTACTGCGCCAGCTCGGTGAGCAGCTTGACCTTCGTGTCCATGTCGACCACCGGCTTGAGAATCGGCTCCCCGTTCTCGTCCTTGATGATCGACCCGTCACGTGCCCGGTGCGGCTCCTGCGTCGTGAGGACCTTGGCCAGCTCTTCGATCGGGTCCAGGCCGTACCCTTCGAGCACGTCGGAGACCGCCCGTAGGTTCAGCTTGCCCGAGCGGCTGGCCTTGCCGCCCTGCCCGTGGTGAATCTGCGACCTGGACTCCACCTCGTGGGCCGGGTCGTAGTTCCACATGGACGGCGTCGTGGGCACATCGCCGAGCGTGCCAGACAGGCTGGCATTGCGTCTTGCGTGGTTCGCGTTCACGAAGTAACTCCCAGAACGCCCGCTGCGTGTGCCACCCCCATAGTGGATGGGACCCGCGCCGAGGGACCCAAAAGCGGGGGCATACGGGGGGTCGAATCCATGGGCGTGGCGCGATCGAGACGGGGGAGGGGGGTCAAAAGTGCCTAGCGTCAGGCCTTGACCATGCCGCTGATCAGCGTGCCGTCGAACCCCTTGACCGACGAGCCGGGCTTGTGCCCGACCACGCCTGGGGCGGGGGCCTTGCCCAGCGTGGCCTTGCCCTCAGGGGACGAGACGATGCCGGGCTTGGCACCACTGCCGAACCCTTCGGCGGCGGTGGCGGGGTTGCGGCTGGGAGGAGTTGCGTACTGTTGCGATGCCATGGCTGTTCCTTCAGTGTGACAAGACGGGGCGCGCTGCCCCTGGTTTCCCTCGTGTAGGGGTGAAAGGTTCGGTTCCTCGTCGAGGCACTAGGCCAGCGACTGCATCGGGCCACCGGGCTTCCGATAGCCTTGATCGTCCCGGGCGGCCGCCTCCTGCTCCCAGGTCTCGGCGGGCTCCACGTCCTCGCCCAGCTCCTGCTGCACCATCGCCAGGACATCGTCCAGTGACTCGACCACCTGGGGGCCGTCGTCGTCCTCGGCCATGCCCACGGCATCCTCGGCGGCCTGATGGTCCGGGCTTTCCCGGACCTCCACGGTGTACGTGCCGTCCTCGTTCCGATCGATGATGATGCGCTGAGACATTGAAATGCCCTATCGCCCGACGCGGGCCGATTGATTTTCGGGCCGGATACATCGCGTTGCAAATAGTCAACAGAACCCCGGTTGGACGACAATTCGCGCCGGCCAGTCAGGAAAGACCCCACAAGACAGTCGGACTTGCACGATTCCGCTTGCAGTGTGACAGGCAGCCTGTCACAGTCCGGTCCATCGCAGCACGGTGCTGCGAGTCAACCCGGAGTCAACACGATGATCCCCTCCAACACCCTGATCCTGAACATCGGCCTCCTCATTGGCCGCGGCCCTGAGTCCAACACCGTCACCCAGACGGTCCAGGCTATCGAACGCACCGGCCTCGTGCTGGACGTGCTGCGCGCCCTGCCGGCCACCGACGACGCCGAGCCCACCGTCGTGGCCCAGGTCCGCACGCCTACGGAGCACTGGGGCCCTCGCACGGTCCACGAGGTGATCCATGGACTCGCTGCCACGCTGGGCCAGCAGGCGATCGCCGCCTACGGCCCCCTGGTCGGCTGGGGCGCCAACATCGGCCCTGAGGCCCGCGAATGGGGTGCTTTCAACCCCGGACTGTTCCAGACCCTGGACGGGCGCCGCCTGAGCGAAGTCCTCCCTCTGGCCGCCTAAGGGTTTGTCCTGATGACAGCCGGGCTGTCGCGCTGCACAGTCCGGCTCACCCCCTCACCACTTGGAGACCTCACCATGCGATTCCTCCCCGCCTTCGACATCTGGGCAGTTCCGACCGAGTTGCTGGCCGCCGCCCAGCCGGGCCAGCACGTGTTCGCCGGTGACCCGCGCGACCGCAACGCCCGGGGCCGCCTCTGGGGCGTCAAGCGCTCCGGCACCGTGGTCGTTGCCTGGAGTGGCAACACCCGCACCCGGAAGACCCGGGCCGATCAGGTGGACTACCACCGCGCGCTCCGCGCCTACGCTCTCGGTCGCTGACCCCTCGGCTCTGCCCGGCGTGCTGGGCAGACCTGAGGCGTCGCATCCCGCGCCGCCCGCACCTGGAGAACCACCGTGCCCTACACCGTCACAAAGTGGGCTGTCGCTGACAGCCACCAGAACAACCGGGTCGTGTTGACGACCGAAAACCAGGGCGCTGCCCTGTCCGCCGCGCAGGCCTTCAACGCCGGCTGGCCGCCGTTCGTGCCGCGCTTCGTCGTGCTGCCCGCCGTGAGCACCGCACCGTTCAAGCCCGAACTGGGCCCCCGGTACTGACGCCAGCCCCTCGCCCCGCGTGCGGGGCCTGGGAGTGGCGCCGCCCCGGCCCCACGTCAACCCTGGAGACCTCACCATGACCACCCCGACCGCCACCCTGAACCGTCCCGTGCCTGCCTTCCCCGTGCCGGCGGACGCCACCACCACGCTGCGCCTGACGCAGGCCGACGTGGACCTGCTGCGCAGCGCGCTGGACTCGCACCTGACCCGGCTGATCGCCGCCTGGGAGCGCGCCACCGACCGGGGCGGGCGTGCTGAGGCTGAGGCCCTGAACCGCCGCATGCACCAGCTGGACGCCCTCAACCGGACCCTGGCCGCCGCCACCTACCGCTGACGCCAGCCCCTCGCCCCGCGTGCGGGGCCTGGGAGTGGCGCCGCCCCGGCATCACGTCAACCCTGGAGACCTCACCATGACCTTCCTGCACCGTGCCCTCTGGGCCGCCTCCGCCCTCTCCCTCGTCGCCCTGGCCCTCGTCGGCTGGCAGGCCGCCACGTACCTCACCACCGGCCATGGGCTGCACCCTGCCCTGGCGGCAGGCCTGGGCCTGTGGATCCTGGGCCTGGGCTGGGCCTGCGCGACCCTGGCCGACACGATCGCCGCCCGGCATCACGTCGAGTAAGGGTTTGTCCTGATGACAGCCGGGCTGTCGCGCTGCACAGTCCGGCTCACCCCCTCACCACCTGGAGACCTACCATGACCCCACCCACCATCCACTGCGTCAACGTCATTCACCCCCGGCGCAGCGGCGCCCGCACCCACTCGGTGTCCCTGAAGCTCGTGCTGGCCATCTCAGAAGAGGAGGCCCTTCGCCGAGTGGCCGCCGAGTCCGACGACGGCGACCTGATCCGCTACCGCAACGTCTTCGAGCCCGCAGAAGTCTTGACGTGGTCGTGGCAATCCTGGACCCGCGACGATGTCGCAAGCTCGTCGGCCCGCCCTGCCCGGGCCCTCTCCCCGGTGACCGAACGCGACCGCGCCCGGTTCTGGGAAGACGTGGTGCCTTACTTCGGCCTGGACACCTCGTTCGACTACGAGGCCACCCCCGAGGTATTGCTCGGCTACCTCAAGGCCTACGACCGCGCCGAAGCCGCCGAATAACCCCACGCCGCAGTCGGGCTTGCGCTTGACTGTGACAGTCTGGCTGTCACACAATCCCCTCACGCCAGCGCCGCTGGCATCAACCCGGAGTCCTCACCATGGCCCACCCCCTGATCCGCATCCTCGACCAGCTCGACGCCGTAGAAAACGACGAGCGCAGCGTGCTTGATGACGACGGCGTCACCGCCCTGATCGAGCTGTCCGACCAGCGCGACACCCTCCGCGCAATCCTGACCGAGGCTGAAGCCCTGATCGCCCGGCTGCAGACCATGGCCCTCCACCCGTCGCATTACGACGCCCTCAAGCGCGCCCTCGGCTGACCCCAGCCGCATGCGGGCCCGCAGGGGCGCTGCATGCGAGTGTGGTCAATCCACCCGCGCCGGGCGGTCCCCGGAGTGCCAACTCAGGAGCAACACCATGGCACAGACTGAACTCTCCCTCCACCGTCAATGGGCCTCGCGCCCCGCCGATGAGCGCTTCGTCTCCCTGCACGAGATGCAGGCCAAGCTGCACGCCCGCCGTGCCATCTCCCGCGCTGCCGTGACGTCCTCCCGGTCGCTGCGCGTCGAGCCCACGGCTGACAACCGGGGCCTGCAGGTCCTGTCCAAGGCCGGCGTGCCCTACGCCCCCACGCACTGGGCGTTCGGCCAGCTCGCCAGCCTTGTCGGCGCCCCCGCCGGCTACCTGCGCTCCCTGCCTGCCCCTGTGGCGGCCGATTGCGTCAACTACGGCTTGCAGGTCGAGCGCGACGCCCAGGACATCGGCGTGCTGATCACGGGCGGCGGGGAGAACACCCTGCGCGCTGCCACCGGCCCCCAGTACGGGCGCATCTGGAACAGCGACATCGTCGACACCCTGGTCGACCGCTTCGGTGACGGTGTCAACGGACAGTGGCGTGTCCCTGGCGAATGGGGCCGCCGCGTGGTTGTCAACCGCGACAACACCACGCTGTACGCTGGTGACCGCGACCTGTTCATCTTCCTGGCCGACGAGGAGAACCGCCTGCCGGTGGCAACGCGCCAGGGCGGTGACCAGGGCACGCTGGCCCGGGGCTTCCTCATCAGCAACAGCGAGGAGGGTTCCGCCACGCTGCAGTTCCGGGCCTTCCTGTTCGACTACGTCTGCGGCAACCGGATCATCTGGGGTGCCCAGGAGGTTGCCAACGTCAAGATTCGCCACACTGCCAGCGCGCCGGACCGCTACCTCGAAGAGGTGGTGCCCCTGGTCCAGGCCTACGCTCAGTCGAGCGCCACTGGCATCGTTGACCGGGTGCAGATCGCCCAGCAGACCAAGGTCGACAAGCTGGACGAGTTCCTGGCCTCCCGCTTCGGCCCGCGCGTGGCGCAGCGCATCGTCGCCGCCCACGAGACGGACGAACAGCGCCCGATGGAAACGGTGTGGGACGTCGTCACCGGCGTGACCGCTTACGCCCGGGGTGTGCCGTTCCAGGGGGATCGCGTCGAGATCGAAGCCCAGGCCGGCAAGATCCTGGACCTCGTCGAAGCCTGACGTCAGCCGGTTGGCCCCACTGGGGGCCTTCCGAGTGGCGCCATCCCGGCACCGCACCCCCGAAAGGACCCGATCCATGCATGACCTCAACACCATCCGCCGCCTCAACGCCGAGGCCCACGCTGCCAGCATCACCACCGCACGCGCCGCTGGCAAGCACGTCGTGGCCGAGTTCGCCGGCCTGCACCTCATGACCACCGAGGTGTTCGACGACGAGGCCGCTGCCCTGGCTGCCCTCAAGGCCCCGACCGAGGCAGGCGACTCCCGCGCGTACTTCCCGCCCGTGCCGGCGCACCACGCCTCCAGTCGTGACCAGTCGGAAGACCGGGGCCAGCCTTTCACGCTGGAACAGCTCGCCGCCCTGGGCCGCTCCGGAAGGAACGGCTACCCCGAAGACGAGTTCGTGGCGGCTGCGGTCTGACCATGCGCCGGGTGACCTTCAGCCGGCTGCCCGTTGCCCGGGAAACCAGGCAAGCGATCCTCGACCACCCCGGCATCGACGGGGCCTGCGCGTGGTGGACCGGCGCCCGCAATAGCAACACCCACGTGGCTGTCTTCGGGCCCGGTTGCGCGTTCAAAACCGAGGCCGAGGTTCTGGCCGCCCGGCCCCAGGCTGAGGTGGTCTGGACCCGGGCCCAGGCTGCTCCGCAGGCGCCGGCCGCCGGCCGCACCCAGGCTGCCCTGCGGCTGCTCGAACGTGACCCGAACCTGACCCCGTTCGCTGCCGCCAAGCAAGCCGGGGTTCACGTCAGCGCCGTGTACCGCGCGCTGGCCCGCCGGGCCCGGCCCGTGTGTGAGTGCTGCGGCCAGCGGCTGCCAGCCTAACGCGACGCCCCGGGCTCAGACCTCGTCGTCTGAAACCCGGGGCCAATTCGCGGCGACGTCACGCTGCCGCTGCCAGCGGTCACGGCACCACGCGTCGCACCAGCGGTTCCCCGCCAGCAGGACCTCCGCGCAAAACAGACACGTGCCTCGCGGCAGGGGGCCGGAGCTGCCCCTCCTGGCTGCAGCCAGGGCCATTTCGCGCTCGCCCTCCTCAAGTGTCTGGGCGTGATCCAGGATGTCCATGGGGGCCGATTGTCACAAAAGGTCGTCAACCGTGCAGAAGTGCCGCAGAAACGGAACACGTCTTGGCGATCGCCGGAGGTGGCCCCTGGGGCACGATACGCGCGCCCTTCAGCACGTTTTCCCTACCGTCGACGATGGCGAGGTTGTCCTGTACGTGCAGCCCGCAGGCGTGCTCCGCTTTCAGCGGCACCCAGTGGTCGACGTGAACGTCCACCCCCATTCGCCGCAGCGCCGCGGCCAGCCGGTAGATGCGGCGCACCGCAGACGTGTTCAGCCAGCGGGGCCTGTGCAGCCTCTCACGCTGCCGACGCTGGGCATTGTCCGCTGCCTTGACTCCCGGGTTGCGGCGCTTCCAGTCGCGGTCCATCTCCCGCACACGCTCCGGGTTTGCCCGCTTCCAGCGGCGGTTCGCGTGCCGCTTGCTGTCTCCTGCCACCGCGTACCGCGTGCGGTCTCGATGGCGCTTGCAGCCCTTGCATGCGGATTGCAGCTTGCCGCCGCGCTTGTGAAACATCTCCGCCGGCAACTCCAGCCGGCAGTCGCAGCACCTCTTCACGCAGCCATGGCCGCTTGAAGCAGCAAGTCCTGCACCGTCAGCTTGCCCGGCAGGACGTCGGCCCAGATGTCGTGCTCGCGGGTGCCCCTGGCCACCAGCACGTGAGCGAACACCGTGTCGGCCTGCGTGCCGTGCCTGTGCAGGCGGCCGTTGATCTGGTCGTACAGCTCACGGTCTTCGGGCACGCTCGTCCAAACCAGATGCTGCGAGATCCGCTGCAGCCCGTCGACCCCGTGGCCGGCAGATGCCGGGTGAACGGCCAGCAGCCGCAGCTTGCCGGCCTCGAACGCAGCTTTGGCGCCCGGCTCCCGGATGTCGGCCACGTGCTTGCCGAACCGGCCACGCATGCGCCCCAGCTCGTGGATCCACTGGTACGCCACCAGGACCGGGCCGTCGATCGCCTGCACCAGCTCCTCGAGCCGGTCCAGCTTCACCGTGTCCAGGTCCAGCCCTTCGCCGGTCTCGTCGTAGACGAACCCGCTGGCGCACTGCCTCAGCTTCGCATGCTGGACAGCAGCGCTGCCGCAGGCAATCCCCCGCCACAGGGAGTCCCTCAGGAAGGCCCCTGCGGCCCCGCTGGCGGCGTCGGACGGGTCAACCCATACCGGCGCCTCCACCAGGGGCACAGCGAGGCTCCTGGGCACGCTGATAGCCACGCTGGCGCACTTCGCCCGGAATGCGTCGGCCAGTGGCGGGGCCACCTTCCAGCTGTAGACCTGCCCGGTCTGCCAGTTCCTGCTGTCCGGCACGCACCACGTCTCCCTGAAGTCGGTCAGCGTGCGGCCCAGCAGGCCGGGCTCGATCAGGTCGAGCTGCGCGAAGACCGCCTCCTGGTGGTTCGCCGCGGGCGTGGCCGTCAGCTCCAGCACGTGCTCGACCACGCCTGTCCGATGCACCGCATGCCTCGCCGCCTTGCCACGCTCGCTCTGCTGGTCCCGCAGGAAGCTGCTCTCGTCGAAGACGACGCCGTCGTACGGCCAGTTCTTGCCGTAGGCCTTGGCCAGCCAGGGGAACGCGTCCCATGAGCACACGTGGATGCGCTCCCGCAGGGACAGCAGGTGCGACTTGGTCGCCCGCTTGTCTCGAAAATCCAGGCCCTGATTCCCGGACACGCTCGCGAAGCCAGTCGAGGTTGCAACTGAACGACCGGTTGCAACCTTGCGCCCCAGGTTCAGGTTCTCGAACCCGATGACCCTGACCTCGCTCGCCAGATGCTGCACGTGGCTCCACAACTGCCACTGCAGCGGCCAGCCTTGCTGGGCCACCAGCTTGGGGGCCACAATCAGCACCCTCGACAGGACGCAGTCGTCCATCCGCTGGGCCAGCCACGTCGCAGTGATCGCCGTCTTTCCCGCGCCTGTCGGTGCCCACACCGCGCCCCTGCTCCTGGTCTGCAGCCAGTCCAGCACCTGCTGCTGGTCCGCCCGGGGCGTCCAGACCTTCGGCTGTTCGTGAAATCGAGTCATCGCCCTGCAACCCTCGATTGATCGATCAGCCAGCCCTTCAGGACCTCGTCCACCCTCTGGGGTGTGTCGGCCCAGTCCGCAGGAAGCCCAAGTGCTGCCCACTCCTGCAGCCTGGCGGCCTGTAGCGGCCTGGGCCGCTCGCCTGGGGCCTTCAGCTCCATCAGCCCGGCCACGCACTGGCTGCCGCATGTCGGGCAGCTCGGCCTGGGGATCACCACCAGCCTGTCCGGGTCGCCTGCTCTTCCCGGGCTGACATGCTTGGCTGTCAACCCACCTTGACTGCGCACGGCCCGGGCCAGGTGCTGCTCGACCACCGCCTCACGCATGCCCGGCGTTCCTGTTACGGCTGTTACGGGATTTCCCATTCTCCATTGTTCTACGCGTGTGTGTATTCATGCGTGTGTGTGCGACCCCTCTAAGTGCATTGCCTATACGCGTATTACCCTTTATCTGTAACATCTGTAACAGAGAGAATAAGAACAAGGAAAAGAAGAAAGAAATCAACAACTTAGAGCTGTTACTTAAAGTTGTTACGGGTTCGTTACGCGTCACCGAACTCGCCTTCCATCTGTGACAGCAGCGCGTTCCTGACAGATTCCTCTGTCCGGCTGGCAGTGTTCGCGCGGACGTACACCCTGGAAGGGACGCCACCGACGCGCATGATCTTGTAAAACTGGAACCTCCGGCGTTCCAGAAGCTTGGCCAAGCCCCTGCTTTTGACCCCCTCAATGCCCGCCGCTTCCAGCTTTGCGGCCACCCGAGATGTGGTGGTTTCGTCCTTGCCGACCAGAAAATCCTCGACGAAGACCTCGGCGTCTGTCTTGCTCATCTCGATGACCTGGCGCTTGGCTTCAGTGCCCGGGGCCCGGCCGTCTGGGTCGAACTCGTTGTGCATCCGGACTTCCTGAAGGAGCCACCGACGCAGACCAGGGACGCTGGCGCGGCAGATGTCGAACAGGCTGTCGAAGTAGCCCTCGGCCGCCAGGGCTTGGGCCTCGTCGGCTGTCAGGGCGCACTGGAGGAAAAAGAACCTGCGGTCGCCCTCGTTGATCGGCATCCCGTCCGGGTGGTTGGACAGCAGCAGGTAGTTGGTGAAGTTCGGGGCGCGGTAGCTGTCCTTGCCCTTGCGGTGGACGTCGATCGTGTTGTTGGCGATCGGTGCCTTGAGCTTCTCCTCGGTCTCGAACAGGTGGCCCGCCTGGTAGACCTCTTCGACCACCACCAGCGCGAAGCCGGTGGACCAGCCGTTGAATGAGGACTGGATCGTGGACCCGGCCAGCACACGTGTGTTGGACTCGCCCATCACCATCCCCAGCAGCTCGCCGATGAAGGTCTTCCCGGTGCCCTGCGGCCCGTAGAGATAGGGCGCCCACCTGATCTTGCGCCCGGGGTGCCTGACGTTGTGCGCCATCCAGGACAGAAGGATCTCCCGCTCGCGCGTGTCCGGGAAGAGCCTCTCGAGGTGGGCCAGGACCATCCGGATGGCGGCCTCCCCGCCCGGGCCTGCCGAGGGGACGGTGTCCTCCCGGTACTCGTTCGCCCAGGTCACCCCGAGCATGTTGAAGACCTCGCCCTGGCCGGGCGCGTAGAGGGACTGCTTCACTTCTTGGATGCGCCAGACGTTGATCGAGTAGTCGGCCGCGCTCTCGCGGTGGACCCCGTCTTGGGACAGGGGCATCTGGTGGCTGTTGATCGCGTCGAACCCCCGGCCGGTGACCGTGGTCTTGCTGTCGAGGTTGAAGAACCTGTCGCTGTCCGTGACGTAGACCCACCTGGACAGCCAGTCCGGCCCCGACGCCCCGGAGGAGCTAGGGGCCGTAACAGGCCGCAGCAGGCGGCGCACGTCCTCCCGCTTCTGGGGCGAGCCGAGGTCCTTGAACCTCTCCTGCACGGACACAGTCAGCGCGCCGTTGCGGTCGGTGTCGTCGACGGTGTTGTCTTTTTGCAACACGTCCCGGATGTAGTCCTTGAGCGCCTCAACGTCCCCGCACTTCAGGACGCCGGCCTTCAGCGTGTCGAGGTGCTGGACACGCTTGACGCGTTCGGCCGCCTCGCGCGCTGTTGACGTTTCATGCAGCAGCGAGCCGAGTGTGACCCCACCTGGGCGGGTGGAGTCGAACGTGTCCCACCTCTGGTCGCACACTCCTTCGACCCACTTGCCGCTGCCCTGGGACCACTCGTCCCACAGCTCGAGCCCGTCTCCGCTGCCCTGAAACTGGTGGTGCAGGGCCTGGCCGACCTTGATCCAGTCGGCGTACCCCTCGGGGTCGAGGTGGGCTAGGACCTCGTCCTTGACCCGTTCGATCGTCCAGTCGTCGAGAGGCCCGCGGCGGCTGGCCCACGAGGCGAAGGCTGCGAACTCGTCGTCATCGTCTGATGACGGCCCAGCGGACACGCGCTCGTCGAACTGCTCGCGGACGAACCGTGCGAGCTGCTCGGTCTGGTCCTGCTCGAGGTCGCACCTCAGGGCGTGGCCGGTGATCGCGAAGTATCGACCGTGACTGTACATCTCGACGCCCGAGTCGTGGTCGGCGCGCGAGCGGTCCAGCCGGCCCCTGATGAGGCCCTTGACTCCGGAGCCGGAGGGGCTGACCTCCCAGTAGCCAGCGATGCTGTCGACACAGCCCTGGGCCAGGCCGTCGAGGACACCGTCGAGCACGTGGTCGTCGAGGTCGACCCCGACGATCCCGTCGTCTCCCGTGATGATGAACCCCAGCCCGTCGAAGTCGCCCATCAGGTAGGCGTCAGCGGCTTGGTCGAAGGTGGACCAGGTCGAGGGGTTGGTGGAGCTGGCGTTGCCGTGCCCGTCGGTGCGCTTGGGTTTCTTGCGCCAGGTGCCGGCCTCCAGCTCGTAGCGCCAGCAGATCCACCTCGGGGTGCTGCGCAGTTCGGAGGGGATGGTGTCTACCCGCAGGGGGATGACAAGTGGTCTTGGAGGTGTGTTTTGTTGCATGAGGTTGGCGTGGAGACAGCTGCGCCAGGTGAGGGGCCCCGAAGCGCCAACCCCTTCCCCGTCGTCTACGGAGTGGAGCCCCTCACCTGGCACAAGACGAACTGACGATGACTTGGGTTGGCTATTCTGATTGTCGTCGGGACAGCCTGGCTGTCAAATTCAACGACGTCTATCGACCCGCGGCGGTCGATTGCCTCAGGCTATTGCCTTCTGTGCGAGGAGCTGCTTGGCCGCGCGGACGACGGCCTCCAGGTCATCGACCAATCTCCTTTAGCAGCCGGGGCCCGGCCGAGTAAACGCGGATCTTCTTAGCCCCGCGCCTTGGGTTCGGCTTGAGCGTCGAGGCCACCCAACCCTTGCGGGCTGCGTAGGCCAGCGTGGCGTGGACGTTGTGTGGCACCACGCCCCACTTGGTGCCGATGTCTGCAGCGGTAAGTTCCTCTTCGGGATGGCGGGCGAAGAACACCGCCACGTGGGTGACGATGCTCATGCTTGGCTCCTGGCGCGGATGCGCTCAACGATCCGCTGCGCTGTGCCGTCGTCCTTGGCCTCGGCGTTGCAGTCGTCGATGCAAGCCGCTCGCTCAGCAGCGGCTCCTGCGGTGCGGGCGATGTTGGCGAAATCGTCAAGCACAGCCTGAAAGCGCAGGACAATGTCGATTTGGGCGTCGTCCAGCGGATAGCCCACCTGCCGAGCCATGCGGATGATGTCGTCGCGGGTCATACCTTCCCCTCCGCTTTGGCGATAGTGGCGCGTGCTTTGCAGCCCCCGCAGTCGTTAAATGATCCGCAGCTTTCTTTGCACCAGCCTTCGCAATATGTGTCGGCGTAGTGTTTCAACACCTCCAGCAGTTCCCCGTTCAGGGCGTGCAGGCGGCGCACCGCCTCCACCACATCCGCGTACTCGGCTACTTCGCCGCCGAGGTGGGTCAGCAGGCTGATGGCGACCAAGGCGTCGAACGCTGCGGGCTCCGACTCGCGGCGGGGTGGGTGGGTGTAGAGGGGTGATGCAACGGCACCCTTCTCCGCGCTCATGGCGTCCATGTAGGCGGGCACCCAAACGAGGTGCGGGCCG